TGCATTACGAACATCTAAAAGGGCATCGTCAACAATACTTTGTACTTCAGCATCTAGTGCTGCTGCTGCTGGAAGTTGGCTTACTGGAATTACTCCATCAGAGTTAAGTACTGCTACTCCGCCTGCTAATCCTTTTTGTGTAAGTGGAATATAGTCATCAAGTGTTCCACCTAAATCTTGTAAATTCTTAAATGGAGAGAGGTCAGCCCAACGGTTAATGCCATCGCCAATTCTGAACTCATTGGTATCGGTCTCATATCCGATTTCTCCTGCTGCTAAAATAGGGTTAGCAGTTGACCACTGTTCAGAGGTTCCTCTGCGTTGTTGCATTCTTGTTGCCATTTTATCTCTCCTTATGGGGTCTGCCCATGAACTTATCTTATTATAACATCAATTTTTTAATTGAAATTATCTACTGCACTACCGCCATCCATTGTCATAGCAAAGTTATTGGTAGTTGGACCACCTGCATCATTTGCTGCTGTCATTGGACTATCAAAAAATCCCGCATCGACAAACATACTAACAATAAGACCTGTTCCATCAATTGCAGTATCATGAATGTGTTGTGGAATATTTGTTGTATCTTCAATTGTGGCTTGGGAATACCAAGTTCCATTATAGTAGAAGTTAACTCTAGATGTAATGGTATCTAACCATTGTGTACCATTTGTTGGTGAAGAAGGAGCAGTATCGCCAACAACCATTGATCCTGTTAGGGAATCGACATACGCCTTAGTTGCTGCATGTGAAGCAAGAGTTGGTGCTCCTACTGTTACTGCATTTCCGAATGTACCGCCGTTTGCAACGACTAACCCATTCTTGACTTTGAAGTCTTTATCGACTGTTGCCATTTACTACTCCTTCTTCCAACTATTTTTATTTTTTATTAAGCAAGCAATGTTCCAACAACAGTAACTGTTGAGTTATTGTTGGCAGTTGTTACCTGAAGTTGTACAGTATCTCCTGAGACACCTGCTGAAATTGATGATGCTGAACCATTGGTTCCAACAATACCATATTCAGTAATTGCAATGTTATCTGAAGTATCAAGTGTTAAAAGAACCTTTGAAATTTCAGTGTGGGTTCCGTAGGCAACCTTTACAAGGTATTCTGCTGAACGCCAATCTGCTTTTAAGAAGCCATGGGCTACTTGAATTCCTGCTGTAGGTGCTGAAGTTGTTGCTGCAACCTGTATAGCAACTGAGTTTAACTCAACTGATGTAAAGTTTGGAACAACTGCTTCAAGAGCATCTACTGCTCTTTGTGCTGTAAAGTAAAGGTTTGTTGTACCTTCTGTTAGGTCATCAGTATCAGAATCTGCTACACCGTTTTCTGCGGTAATAGTAAGTCCTGCACCTGTTCCCGTAATTGTAATGTTTGTAAGATTTGCAGAAGTTAAAAGATCTGCTGCTGAAGTCTTAGCACGACCATCTGTAAAGTAAAGGTTTGAACCCTCTTCAATATCATTAGTTGATAGTGCATCTACTGCTGAAGTAATAGCATTATTACGATTTGTAACTTCTGTTGAAATTGCAGTTGTAATTGCATCATTACGGTTTGCAACTTCTGTGCCAATTGCTCCATCTGTATAACCGTTTGCTGCTGTACCTACTCCATCGGCGTATGAATTAGCAGAAGAAATTGCCGACATTTCAGCAGTTGAGATTGCATTGTTACGGTTTGTAACTTCAGTTGAAATTGCATAACCAATAGCACTATTTCTATCTGAAACTTCTGTGCTAATTGATGAATCTGTATAGTCATTAGCATTTCCTTCTGCAGTATCTGCATAACCTTGTGCTGCTGTATCAAGAGTATTGATTTCTCCATCTACATAGCCTTTAGTTGCTGCGTGTAGATTTAATGTTGGTGCACCTGACAATGTCAAGGCTCCAGTCATTGTATCTCCAGCCTTTGCTACTCTTCCAGCAACTGCGTTAGCAACATCTGTTGCATAATTTGGATTGTCTGCAATTGCTGTTGCTAATTCATTAAGTGTATTTAATAGATCTGGTGCTGAATCCACAAGGGCAGAAATTTCTGCATCTGTGTAATCCTTTGAATCTTGAATTGCCTGACCCTTAGCAGTTGCAATAGCAGAGTTACGATTTGTAACTTCTGTGCCAATTGCAGTTGTAATTGCAGTGTTACGATTTGTAACTTCTGTGCCAATTGATGAATCTGTATAGTCATTAGCATTTCCTTCTGCAGTATTTGCATATCCTTGTGCTGTTGTAAGAGCAGTTGTAATTGCATCATTACGGTTTGCAATCTCTGTTGAAATTTCACCGTCTACATAATTTTCTGTTGCAAGAACATCTGCACCCCACTTAACAGAAGAACCTGCTGCTGGAGTAAGAACGATATGAGAATCAGAATTGATTGTCATTGCTCCTGCGCCAGTAAAGTTAAGTGTATCTCCAATGGTCTTGTTTGTTAATGTTTGTGTGTCTGATGTTCCAACTACATTACCAGTTACACCGTGTGCTGATGTATCTGACATGTGATCTGAAAGATCTCCTGCTACAAGACCTGCTTCGTATGCTGCAGACCCTGCTGCATCGTATGCAGTGTTAGTTGCATCAAGTGCTCTTTGGTTTGTGAAGTAAAGGTTTGTTCCTTCTGCAAGATCTCCAGTGTCATGGTTTGAAATATCTGATACTTGACCAGTTAAATTTGCTGTAATTGTTCCTGCAGCAAAGTTGCCTGAAGCATCACGCTTTACGACCTTGTTTGCTTCGTTAGCAGATGTTGCTGTACCACCAATAAGATTTACTACATAATCTTGATCTGCTTGCTTCTTTGTAAGAATGTCATAACCGTTAACTGTCGCTGTTGTACCTTCAACAATCAGACCACTCTTAATTTTAAAATCTTTATTTACTGTTGCCATTTTTATATCTCCTCTTATTATGCCTTAAGTCCCATACGTGCAAAACGTACAGTGACTGGCTTTATCGCAATATCTGGAGTGACTGTTAAAGCCACGGTATTTCCAGTGCGAGAGACATTAATGGTGCCAATATTCCCATCATTGTCAATTGTTCCATACTCGCTAACTGATACGTTTGTACCATCAACGAGAATTGTCATTTCAGTAGCATAGAACTTGTTGTCCCCTGCTGAAGTCTTTGCGATAGAAATCATATATTTTACCATTCGCCAGACTGTTGCATCAAAGTTATCAATAACTGTTGGGTTCTCAATACCAGTGATTGTGTTTTCATTGTTTCCTGTAGATCCCAAATCTGTTGACTGGGCTGCGACTGTGTCGATTAAATCAATATAGTCTTCTTGAGTTGGACGATCACCAGTTTGAAACTTGGTTTTTACGTTTGAAATTGATACTTTGGCCATAAATGAATTATAGCATTATTTTTCACAAAATATAGTTATTTAGACCAATAATTGCTATGCCAATTCCTGGAGGATTTGTTATTGAATAGCCAGGAACCTGAATATTTGTAATACGAATTCTAAATGGCAAAACTTCATTAATTTTAACAATTGGAGATGGCTTTGATATTTTTACTAAACCAGAAGTAACGGCTTCAATTGCTTTTAACTTATTACTTTTGTTTTTTACAATTATTGCTGTTGCCATTAATCTGTTACATCTTCAATAACAATTAATGTACCCTGGCAAACTGTCCAAACAATTTGATCCTGTGGAGTAGATAATTGAATATCAAAAATATCTCCAGTATTTAATAATAAAGACTGTGCTGCTGATAGAAATACAGTAAACTCACCAGGAAGGTCATCTGGATCTGCTGCTGGTGTAAGTGTTAAAATAACTGTTGCATTATCAGTAATAATTCCTGGAGTTGTATTTGGTCTTTTAATTTTCATCCCAATTAACCAGTCTGGAATATTAAGTGGTACCTCTAAGTCATCGGTAACATAAACTTTAAAGGATGCAGTGTCTCCACGAACAAATGTCCAAGTAACTTGTGGAGGCTTAGATCCAACATCATACTGAGATTTTTGGGAATTTCTTGTAGTTGCCATTTTAAAATTATACCATCTTAACTGAGACCATTTTTAAGTGCACCCCAAGTTCCATTTCCTCTTGCTTCGATAACAATAATGCCATTTGATGCATCGGCATAGGCACATACACCAATTGCAACAGAACCAGTAGATGGTCTTGTTTTAGTTAGTCCACCAGTTGTTCCAACATAAAGAACATCTCCCGCTACAAAAGACGAAGTATTTACTTGTGGTAATACTCCAGATACTACACAAATTCCTTCAGCATTATTTGCAATACTAGTTTTTGTCAAACCAAGAACGGGTTGAGTTGTAGAAGATAAGGATACTGCTATTGTTGTTTTTCCGTTATAACCAGTAACATAAACTGGAGTTGCTGCAGGTATTGTTGAACCACTTACATTTTTAACATCCAACTTCATATAGGACAAACCAAGCCCTTGTAAGGTTGTATCTAAAGTAGATACTAAAGATGCAACATCACCATGAACGTTTACGTTATCATCAACCTGTGGATATGGTAATAAATATGTTTGCGAACGACCTGTAGCCATATTTACATTATACCATTTTTGTTTTTATTAAATATGTATTCTGGACCTTCAGTAAAATACCAATGATCTGGTTCTGCGAAATGAAAAAGTGCCATGCCAACTATATTATTTTCTGGGTTTGGAAAATCTTCACGCCAATGTTCTTGATCATTTCCCATATAGGCAACACCCTGATTTTCTTCTAAGAAAAATTCTTGACCTTCTACCCACAATGCCCACGGTGTGTTTTGCCTAATTAAAACATCTATTGTATATGTACAAGCATTGTTATCAATATGATGAAAAAGATTTGCCGTTTTTCCAGAATATTCTATATACTGAGAATATGTTGGAATCATTGTATTATTATTAAAAATTTCTCGTGCGGTACTAATTAAAAAATTATTATAAATTTGTAATAAAGGTTGTTCCCAATGCATAATAGTTCTTCTACCAAAAGTGCTATCCCATTTATAATTTTCTGCTTGAGAAATTAAAGCATCTTTAATACGCTCAAAACGTTCATCATTAAATAAATTATCAATTTTTTTTGGAATCATCTTACTATTATATCATGTTTAATTTGACTTAATCTAAGAAGCCATGTTATACTTATCAGTAGACACCTAAAAAGGTGTTATTGTTTTCTAAGGAGGAAACTATGAAGAAGGATCAAAAACTTATCATTGGGCTACTCACTGCAGTTTTAACATTTTCAGTATTTTCAAATATTGCTAATGCTACAACTAAAAATAATTTAAGTACCAACCAGTCTACTACTACAGCAACCGCTAAGGCGGTTTTTTTGGTTTCTACAACTAAAAATATTACACATTTGACAAAAAATGTAAATACATTATTGAAGTATCAAAATTCAACAACACTAACAGATCGTCAATTAAAAGAACTACTCTCTGCTATTGGGTTTAAGGGAAAACATCTTATTGAGGCTTGGGCAGTTGCCAAAAAAGAAACCCATGGCAATCCTCTTGCCCACAATGGCAATGCTAAAACTGGAGACGATTCATTTGGAATGTTTCAAATTAACATGTTAAGGGATTTAGGGCCAGACCGAAGAGCCAAATTCGGGCTTAATTTTAATGCTGATTTATTAAACCCAGTACTAAATGCTCAAGTTGCATATTTCATGAGTAATGGTGGAAAAGACTGGTCTTCATGGCATGGATTAACATTAAAAACTAAAATGTGGATGAAGAAATTTCCTAAATAATTACCATTTGCCTATTGGGCATTTTGCAGAATCCAATCTTGTTTTTGCTTTCATAAAGCATCCACATTTTTTACATTGATAGGTCAATTTAATCAATTCTGGACATGAACCACAAACAGAGAGTCTTTCAATAGTTAGTTTGCTATCTGCTGGTTTTGTTTTTGGGTTTAATAAATCTAATGGAGTTACTCCATTTTTTTGTTTATACTTTTCCCAAGCACTCATTTCAGTCATTTAAAATCACAAACTCGTTATTAATGAATTTAGCATGTGGCGATTCAACTCTTTTACCATTAGGATAATCTGCTAAATTTAAAACAAGTGGACTACTTAATAATATAGATCCAAAATAATCGCTGGTAGTTAGAGTTTCTAATAAATCATTATCTTTATA